CGCGCCGACGGTGCCGGTGCCGGGGTCCGTGATCTCGGGGTGGCGCACCTCGACCGTGGCGACCTCGATATCGTCGGTCGCGTAGGCATAGCTGGCGATGATCGACGGATGTGGCATCAGCGAACCCCCTGTCGTGCATAGTATTCCGCGTCCGATAGACGTGGCAGGCGGCGGATTTCCAGCTCGATCGAGACCCGGTAATCGAGGTCTCCCTCCAGCCGCGCGGTCATCGCGTCCTGACCGTCATCGACGATGCGCGCCTCAACCTTGGCATAGGCGTCGTCGATGAAGACCGGCAGCGCGAACCACAGGCGGCCGCCGTCGATATCCTCGTAGAACCACCGCCGCAGCACCGCGAGATCGGCGCGGCGGATGTCGATATCGAACCGCTGCCGGTGCGGGCGGAAATGCGCGGTGCGGCGCACCCGGTCCTCGCCATCGTCGAATTCCGTGCGCCGGGTGACGCTCGGCATCCGCATCTGCCAGCCGCCGATCTGCGGCTTGAAACGGTCTGGAAGGGGCCATTCAAGCGCCATTCACACGCCCCCCCGAAGGTTGAACCGCCCGGCGATGGCCGGGGCCAGCCCGCGGCCCTGGGCAAGGTTGCGGCCCAGGCGGCCCTCCACCTCGCGGAAGATCAGATCGATATCGAGATCGTTGCCGTTCTGCCGGGCCTCCACGCGCGGCTCCCTGTCGGCACCGAACACCCGGACGTTTACATTGGCGGGCGGCGGTGCGGGTTGCGCGGCGGGGCGGGGGGCGGCGGCAAGCTGCGCCAGCCCGGCGATGGTGGCGGCGGTCGATTGCTGCTGCGCGAGGGTGAGCACCCGCTCGTCGTCTTCGAGGATCGCGGGCACCTCGTTGCCCGCCAGCCCGCCGGAGTGGCGCTTCCGCGCGCCGTCGAACAGGTGCGCGGGCACGCGCCGCGTCGCGCGCCCGTCCCGCACCATCCCGCCCTCGTGAAACTGCGGCAGCGCGATCGCGCCGCTGCTGTCGAACACCGACGGCAGCCCCGCCGCCGCGGCGCCGGCCTGCGTGCTGACCCCGATCCCGCCGCCGAAAAGCGACGAAAGGATGCTGCCGAATATCCCGCCACCGGCGCTGTCCAGATTGCCGGTGGCCGCGGCGGCGGCAAGGCGAAAAAGCTGGCGCAGGGCGAAATCCACCAGGTCTGCGGTCTCGATCTTGCCGGTGGTGGCGAGGCTGACAAAGGCGTCTTCCATGCTCCGGAACGCCGCCTTGATGGTGTCCTCGGCCACCTCCGCCATGGTGAGCTGGGTGCCGAAGATATCGTCGAGCCCGCGCTCGATCCCGGCGGCCCAGTCCTCGCGATTGGCCAGGTCCTGCTGGTAGGCTTCGGCCAGCCGGTCGCGGGCGATCTCGTCGACCATGTCGGCCAGTTCGGTATGACCCAGCCCGGCGGCCTGAAGGCTGGCCAGCGTGGCGGCGCGCCAGCCCTCGATCTTGGCGGTCGCGAAATCGAACGTGCCGCCGAAGCGCTGGCCGAATTCCTCGACGACGCTGCCGGCAAGATCGACCTCACCGGCAACGCCGCCGCCCCCGCCACCATCAGACGAGAACCGCTTGACCAGATCGGCGATGCGCGCCTCGTTCGCGAGTTTGCGCTCCAGTTCCCGCTCCTGGTCGCGCAGCGCGGCTTCTGCGGCCACCGTGGCCTGGGGCGCACCACCACCGTCAATAGGTGGTCGGCGCTGGGAAAGCAGCGGCTCGAGCTGCGCGCGGGCGCGCGCCAACTCGCCCTCGATGCGCGCCTCGGCCCGGCTGGCCCCGGCTTCCAGCGCCGCGATCTCGGCCTCCAGACCGACATTCTGCAAATCGAGGTCGATCAGCCCGCCCTGCAATGTCGCCAGCGCGCGACCGGCGCGTTCCAGCTCTCCGGCCATCGCCGAGGCACTGTTGGCCGCGCCGGAATAGTCGATATCCCCGGCGGCATCGGCGGTGTCTTCGGTCAGCTTCAGCGTGCCGTCGAGGGCCGCCTCAAGGCGCGCGGCCTGCTCGCGATTGGGCCCGATCAGTTGCAGCATTTCACGGAAGGCGGCCGGGCCGTCCTCGCGCAGCAACTCGCCTGCCCTTGCGAGGGTGAACATCCTGTCCGCCAGCACGCCGATGGCACGCACGCGCGCCTGCTCGCTGTCGGCCCCGAGCACGTTGGCGATCAGGTCGTCAAGCCCGCCGATCCCCTCCGCCACGCGGATGATCTGGGCCTGCGCATCCGCGAGATCGATATTCTCGATCCCCTCGAAGGCGAGCACCGCCTGCTCGGCCGCGCGCCGCGCCTCGTCGCCCGCCCCGGCGATGCGCGCGAGCTCCTGGGAAAGGACAGGCAATACCGTGGTGTCGCCGCTTTCGAGCTGGTTGAGCATCTCCACGATCGGCCCGAACACATCGCCGAGCAAATCGGTATTGACCGCGCCCTCCTGATGCAGCCTGAAGCGGCCGGCCTCGTCGCCGATCTCCCGGTACATTTGGGCGACCTCGCCGACGATCTCGCGCCGCAGGGCGGCGATGTCGCTCAGATCCAGAAGCCCGTTTCCGAGCAGGTCATCAAGGGTCAGCTGGAATTGGCTGTCAAGCCTCTCCAGCTCGGTCTGCAATTCGGCGCGGCTCTGGTTGAGGATGTCCTGCGTGGCCGCCCTGACCTTGCCGCCCAGCTCGTCCTGGTCGCGCGCCGCCTGGCGGCTGGCCTCGGCATAGCGCCGCATCGCCTCGCCCGCGCGATCGGTGGCGTCGCGCATCGCGGCGATGCGCTCGTCATTGTCCTCGATCACGAAGGGCAGCGCCGCCAACGCGGCCGACAGCACGCCGAGCGCGATGCCCACCGGGCCGCCAAGCGCCCTGACACCGGCACCGAGGATCGTCAGGCCCCGGCCCGCATCGCGCGCCGCCCGGCCCCAGCCGATCAGGTTCGACGCAAAGCGCATCGCGATCAGCGTGCCGATCGCCTGCCCCAGATCGCCCGCGTTTTCGGCGGCAAAGGCCAGCCCGTCGCCCAGCACCCGCCCGAAGGCGCGCAGCCCTTCCTGCGTGCCGGGATCGCGCAGCACCTGCGTGATCGCGGTCATCCCGTCGGTCACACCTTCGAGAAACCCCGACTGCGCGAACTCGCGCTGCGTGAGGGTGATCTCGTTGCGGAACCCCGCGAAATCCGCCGTCGCCGCTTCGGCGGCGGCGCGCGCGCTCTCGCCGTACTCCTCGATGAGCTGGCGGCCGAGGCGCGGCAGAAGGTCCTCCGCGAGCAACTCGCCCGACTCCAGCATCTTGTCGAGCTCGGAGGTGGTGACATCCATCGCCCGCGCGGCGATCTGGAACGCGCCGGGGATCGCCTCACCAAGCTGGCCGCGCAGCTCCTCGGCCGAGACCTTGCCCTTGGACATGACCTGCTCGATGGCCGTCAGCGCCCGCTGCACCTGCTCGGCGGGCAGTTGCAGCGCGGCGGCGGCGGTGGCCACGCCCTCGAAGATCGTCGCCGCCTGATCCTCGATCTCGGTGCCGCGCGAGGCGGCCAGAAGGCCCGACAGGCCCCGCTCGACGGCGACCAGATCGAGGCCGAAACGCTCGGCGGTGTCGCGCGCCGAGCGCATCGCGGCCTCGCCCGCCTCGACGCTGCCGGTGGCCGCGCGGAACCGCGCGCTCATGCTCTCGGCGGCAAACCCGGTGCGCAGCACCTCGCGCGTCAGCAGCCCGATGCCGACACCGGCGATCAGGCCACGCAGGCGGCTCAGGTCAGATCCGAAGCCGCGCGTCTCGCGGCGGGCGCGGGCGGTGTCGCGGCTGTAGCCCTCGATCCGGTCCCCGGCACCGCGCGCCGAGGTGCCGGTGCCGCGCAGCCCGCCGGACGTGGCCGAACTGGCCCTCCGAAGCCGCTCCAGCTCGTCGCGGGCCTGCCTTGTCCCGGCGACAAAACTGCCGGCCTCCGCGTCATATCGCGCCCGGACATTGAGGGTCATCGCACGCCTCCGGCCCCGGCGGGACGGGTCCGCTGCCGACGGTCGCCCAGCACGCGCAGGACCGCCTGTTCCAGCACCTGCAACCGCGCGAAATCATCCGGCCCGACATCAAGCCCCGCCATGCGGGCGACCGCCTCGGCAGGACCGTAATCGAGGCCCGTCGCGCGGCCCTCTGCGTCGCGCCGCCATTGCGACGCCATCGCCAGGAACCAGCGCAACGATGTGGCACACCAGGCGAACACCTCGATCTCCTCCTCCTGTCGCGGCGCGCCCCGGGCGGCGGCGACCATCGCGTCGATCTGTGCCTCGGCCAGCCCGAATGCTTCGAGCTCGGCGCGAAACCTCGCGGGACCGGCGGCGGAGGGCGCGGGCCGAAGCATCGCCTCCGCCGCCCCGGTCAGTTTTTTGTCTCGATCCCCGCCGTTGCGCGCTGATAGGCCTCGGCCACCCCGAGCGTGATGTAGCTGTATCCCATGAGCTGTTCGCGGGCGGTTTCCGAGAAAGGCACCGGCTTGCCGTCGATATCCGTGATGCCGTCCCAGTCGAGCCAGACCTGGCGCATCGCCTCGCGCGGGGTCTCGGCCAGCGCCTGACGCTCCTCCTCGGGCAGGATCAGGAACCGGGCGCGAAAGCTCTGACGTTCGATGCCATCCTCGCCGGGGGCGTTGACCTTGACGGTGGCCCAGGTGGCGGGGCGGGGGTTGAAGCGAAAAGTGCTCATTGCGCGGTGATCCTGAACTCGCCCGTGGTGTCGTCGCGCAGGTAAAGCAGATCGAAGGTCGCGGTGACCTCGTTGTCCTGCTCGCCAAGGTCGGACAGGAAGGCCTGCACCCGGTCGGCGCGGAATTCGACCTGGTTTCCGGCCGTGCCGTTGCGAAACAGCAGCGCCTGTTCAGAGCCGTCGAGCGACCGCGCGAAATAGTCGAAATCCGCCAGCGCCGGGGCGGTCACCACCATCCGGCCCGTGTAGCGCCGTCGCCCGCGCCGCGTGCTCAGGTCGTTGGGGCGGTCGTTATGGATCACCGGGGCCTCGTCCTGCATCGTCAGTTCGCGCAGGATCAGGGCCTGCCCGGCGAAGGTGAAACTGGTGTTGGCATGGCTGACGTGATCCGCCTCGCGATAGGACGCCTGCCCGAGCGCGCCGACATCGAGCGGGCTTGCCGCCACGACGGCGCTGCGCGCCACCGGCGCGCCGTAGATCGCCGTCATCTCGAAATTCAGGCGGGGCAGCTCGCCGTCGCCGGCCTGAAAGCCGACGGTGCCGGTGGCGTTGATCGCCTCCTGCATGAAATCCGCCGCCGCGCCCGGCGCGGCCTGGCTGCCGCCAAAGCCGCCCACGAGCGTCGCCCACTCGGAGCTGGCGTCCGCGCGCGGCGAATAGGCGGCAGAGGCCCCGGCGCTGAGGGTCTCGGACAGTCCGCAGGCCTGCACGAGCCCGCCCCAGAACGGCGCGGAGCCGGGCGCGGCCGCCGCCGACGCCTCCAGCGCTGCGGTGACCCGCACGCGGGGGCGCGCCAGAAAATCCGCACCCGTGGCCCCGGGCGCGCCGTCGATGATGTCGCGGCTCTGCCGGTCCGCCTCCAGCGGGCGATGCGTGAGCTCCAGCGCCGGGATCAGGTCCGCGCCGGCATAGTCTGCCGCCACGTTCAGGTCGGCCTGAAGTTTGGCGATCAGAAATCGCGTGTCGAAACTCATGGGCATGTCAGCCTCCCGTTATGGTGTCGTGCGTGACGCGCCGCCGGAAGCGGAGCGAGAATTCATCCTGCCAGCCGATCAGCCCGCCGCGCAGCGGGCCGGTCACGAGCTGGCCGTTTTCATGGGTGACCGGACCGCTGGCATAGCCCGGCCCCCAGCCTGCCAGCAGCGGCAGGAGCCGCGCGCGAACCTCTTCGAGCTGGCTGATCGCGCGCCCGCCCGCGTCGCGCCGCAGGTCCTCGGCCAGCGTGATGACGAGGAATGTGGCCTGCACCGCGCTGTGCTGAACGCCGCCCGCAACGCCCGCAGGCCGGGGCCGCTCGGATCCGGGCATGACGAAGGCGAGGGGGCTGCCCGCCGCACCCTCGCGGGCCACGCGGGCCATGTCGCGCGCACCCGCGACGCTGCGGTAGATGCCGCCGCCCTCGATGCGGGCCACGATCGGCGCGAGTTGCAGCACCGGCGCGCTCATTGGAATGCCTCGCGGAAATACGCCT